GGTGCAACAGCAGCTAATTTACGTTGTTTTGCAGAATAAGATCCTTTTGGCATTGTTTTTGACCTTTATATAACTATATTACCTTTAAATATGTGATTTTCACTTATTTTTTCTTCTTTTTTCGTCTATGTTGATATGTTATTTTCTTACTGCTTGTTTTTTCACGCTTGAATCTGGCTTTTTCGGCACTTGACATTTCTCCGACAGTCTTAGGTGTCTTACTTGAGACACGCTTCTTGGGCCTACAGGCAGGGTAGCCCCGTTTTTCGCCTTTGGAACGCCCACAGGGTTTACCCGTTTTGACATCTACCCAATTTTCCTTGAACCAACGGGTAAGACCACCACTACTTCTTGCCACGTTTTCTCTCCACTCGGTAAGTACCGCCACGCTTTTTGTACTCTCGTACCAGCCAAGCGTTAGCGTAGGCAGAGGGGTAAACTTTGAATTTACGTTTAGCTTCTGCTTTTACCCTAGAGTATAACGCTTTATTGACAGGTACATTCATGTCTCTTCTTGCCTCCCTTTTTCTTCTTCTTTTTCTTTTTTGTTGTTGACATTCCGTAGGCCATAAGCAAAAAGGGTATCTTAGTATATTCTAAACGAAGTTTGGCCCAGTGTCTCTGGTTTTGCAAGGTTGAATTGTTGTAGGCAGAGATATCCGAAAGCATCAAAAGCGTGGTCTACACCTAGATTTTTATTAGGCATACCTGTGTTTGGAGCGTAGGTTAAGGTGCGGAGGGATTTTATTAATTCTTTGCATCTGGGATGGATTAAAGTTCGTCTTTCTCCTGATGCGTCATATAGTGCAGTGTTTACGGCTGTTACTTTATCACGGATTTTCCAGGGGGATCTGGGAGATGACACAGTAAATCCGCTCCTGCGTAAGATACTGTGGTCTGTTGATCCGACTCCTGATGTTTTTCGGGCAGCACCCGTAGGGTCTGGGCAAGCTATTACTCTGCGTTCCACACCATATCTGTTTGTTATTTCTTCTGCGAAATCCCAGGTTGTTGCTCCGCCTGTCATTATTATCTCATCGAAGATGTAGAGGATGTCTCGGTGGCGGACAGCACATATTCCGCAAAGTGGATCTACATTAAAATCGACTCCCAAGAGGAGTGGAGCGATGGATATGTCCTCGGCTTCGGTAGAAATGTTGGAATCTGAAAAAGAGACTGCAACGAGACCCGTGAGATTCTCGAAACTTGCTTCAAATTCTTGCTTGAATGTTCTGGTGTCCAGTTGGGATTTTGCTGCTTCGACTTCTTCTGCTGGTACGTTGCCCCCGTCTATGGTGGTGAAGCTCCAGCGTTTCCAGTCTCCGCTTTCGTCCTCGGGGACGTAGCACCATAGATCATAGAACCATGAGGCCGTTCCATCAGGAGTGGATATGAAGAGTGCCCATCCTTGTTTGTCTGCGAGGGCTGGTCGAATAACTTGGAACCAGACATCGGAATCCATGAAGGCTGCTTCGTCAAGTACTACTCCAGCGAGGCTTCGGCCACGCAGGGTAGTTGCATTTTCAGTTCCCTTGAGTTCGATTAGCGATCCATTAATTAACTCGATTTTTAGGTCGGTTTCGTTTTTGGCTTGAATCCATTGGGGTGGGATGAGTTTTTTAATTTCTTTCCAGGCGATGTCTTTTGCCATGCGGTAGGTTGGGGCACAGTAGAAGTAAGTTTCGCCAGGGCGGTCTATTGCTGCTTTTAAGAGTTCGATACAGGATAAATAGGATTTTCCGAATCTTCTGCCAGCTACCAGGACTCTAAATCGGTTTTTTGCGTTGAACACCTCCCCCTGTGCCCAACGGAGTGATAGTTTTTCGGGTGCGTTTACGCTCATGTACTACAGAATAGCTTTAATTTTGACAAAATTTTGATTTTTTATCGACTAAATGGTGTTTTTAGGGTTATTATTCAATTATATGTAGTATTTTAGTCCGTGACTGATTCTATTCTTCGTACCCCAAGTGGGCAATTTACATCTGAAAAAGCTTTAGCAGAAGGCAGAGTATGTGGAAAGAGAAATCCTGCCATTGTTGTAGAGGCCAGGAGACAAAAGTTATACAAAAGACAGCTTGAGGGTTTGACTGTGAGGCAGTTGGTTTTGGATCACGCATCCAAAGAGGGTATTGGGGTTGAGACTGCCTGGCAGGATTGGAAACAGGTTAAGAAATGGAACGAGGAGGATTGGGATAAGGACAGGGAGAAGATGATTTCACGACTTCAGGGAATGAGGATGAGGTTGTTTAATCAGGCTATGAAGAGGGGGCAGTATCAGACTGCTGCACAGGTATTGGATTCGCTCGGTAAAGTACTAGGGGAGAGTCAGGAAACAATTAATCTAAACACTCCACAATTATCAATTCAGGTGGAAGCGAAGCAAAAGTAGTATTATTCTGTGATTTATCAGTAAGTTCCCTGTATTATTAATATTTAAAAAATTTTTTGCAATACTACCCCCTGTGCTTGCTGGCTGGTTTGCTTGTTGGATTGTGTGCCTGTTGGATTACATGGAATAATTGCAATAAAAAAAAAAAGCTTACATAATATTGTAAGCTTGTTGTATTGTATGCACTGATTAATTTATCCTAGAAATTTTTTAGCACAATAGTCGTTGTTGATTGTTGGATCCTGTAAACATTCTCTATACAGTGGGCTGTCTGTAAGTTGTCCTGCAAGAATAAATCCAACAATAAAAATTAATACGGGTGCAGCTCCTCGAAAAATACTTTTTCTTGGGTTGGCTGCTTTACTACAAAAATTGCGGTTTTGATGTTGTTTTGTGTTCATGGATTCGCTATGGGTAGAGGAATAAAAACTAATTAATAAAATCAGGATGTAACCACTTTTTTAATTTGGTTTGTTGTGGGTAGTTTTGTTTTTCTCTTTTCAATTTCTATACGTGATTAATAGTATTTTTTAAAAAGATATAAAGAAGTGTAGAAACACAAATTAGAATAATAAAACTAGTCATAATTTATAAACCCATTTGCATAATTTTTTCACCAATACTTTCTATTGTGTCTTGTTGTTCCAGGTGCAAGAAGTCCGTAGGGTTTATAACCTGTTTATCAAAATTAAAATATCTTGATGTTTTTGGAATATCAATAAAAATATCATTTATTGTTTTTGCTCGCTTAACTTCTTTCATATTAAAACAAATCCATTTAAAACAATCTAAATACTCTTCTCCACCATTAGAAAATAAATACTTATATTCGTCATCACTATCATATTTTAAATACTCTTTCACATCTTCATGTATTACACTCGGGCATTTTTCCCCGCGTTGGGCATAAGTTTTTAATGATAATAACTCTTTATTATCAAATGTTTGTTGTTTATAATTCCAGTCGTAAGACGTAGCAATATTTGAAATATCACCTTTAGATAATAATATTTCTACAAGTTTTGTAGTTGTATAAAAATTCTCTAAAAAATAACCTGTGTACTCGGGGTAACCGTCTTGATGACAGTAAACACTTTCAACCGTTCCATCTTGGTATAAGATACCGATTCTTGATCTTGTTGACATTTGTTGAAGCTCCTTAAAATTTGGATGATTTTTAATTAGGCTTGTTGGCCTACCTCTATTCTAACAAATATTTTTTAATAAACTAGTACAATAATAAGTAATTTTACTAATTCTCATACTGTCTCATGCTTGAGATTAGGTTAAAAAATCCTAGTGTTTGCAGTATCTTTATAAAAAAGAAGTGAGATTGTTATAATTTTAAATGTATTAATGTAGTAACACACATAAAAAATTTTAAATCATTAAAAATTTACATAAAAAAAGATCAGGTTTTTTAGTTCCTGATCTAGTTTTAATTAACTTTTTACTAGTTAATTTACCTTATTGATAGACATAACTCTTTGCTTCTATCAATAATTGTTTTACCTTTACCATATAAATTACTCTCACTTCTTATGCGGCTTGCTTCACTTGGACATTTGATATTTTTGCTTTGTTGCTGATTACAATAATAATTTGTAATAGCATTATGCAAACTATATTGAGTTAATCCGTTCTTTTCTGCTTCAACTTTTAAGTTATCTAATATTGGTTTTGTCTGGACTAGATCATAAACATTTTTCTCTCTTTGTTCTTTAGTTCTTCTATTTAAAATAACTATTTTATTTTTGTATTCATTTTCAAATAATTTTTTTAATGTTTCCTTTGCTTGCTGCTCGGTTATTTCTGTACGTGCCATAAATTTAAAAGTTTCTATATCTTCCTTAAAAGTATGCTTATTAAAATCAATAACTCTAGGTAAACGTTCCACTAAATAAGGAATACTTGCCGTGTGTTTAAAACTCATATTTTGTGATTGTTTAACTTGATTCATTTGATTAAAACAAAACATGCGAAAGTCCAAAAGAGCTAATGTGAACCCCACACTACTGTCCATAGATGTTATAAAGGTACAACGTCTTTTTATTGGATCGTCCTTCAAAACATCACCAATACATCCCTTAATATAAGTATTAATTACAAATCGTTTGGAATCAATATTCATTATACTTTCTATTGCTAGATGTTCCCTTACTGATTCTATGACTTTTTTAATTGTCTCTAGTTGTAAGATCGTATAACTATTTTTTGGGATGTTTAAAAGTTGCCCAGTATTACTATTTATAATTCCTTGATAATCATTAGTTTTTATTAATTCTCCTAAATGATTTTTATAAAAGATTTCTGTTGGCTTGGCTTTGAAGTCAAGTCCGTTATCTTTCCAAATTTGGTCTAGTGTTTGATTTGGTGCAATAACTTTGCTTCCTTTGTAGGTAGTTTCATTATTATTTAAATTTTGCCATCCCTGAGAATTAGAAATAATTTTCTTTTCTTCTGTTGGCTTTTCGTTGTATAGCTTATTTAAGCTATCAATAATTAATTGATTTTCCATTTTAAAATTTGGGTAGTTTTGAAATTTAGAAATTAACACTTTTTATAGTGTCCTCTACATTCTACTTAAATAATATTTTAATAGTTGATATTGTTTTTAAATCTATACTTATATTAATACTTAATTAAGTATTTATACTCACAGTGTCCAGTACTGTGGAAAACCGCACTGTCCTGTGTAAAACTTTTTTCAAAAAATTTCAGAAAAAATTTTCTTGCAGGATTCTACACCAAAAAAAAATTTACAGTTATACCAATACATTTAGGCAGACTAGGCAGACTATATACTATGAAAGGCGATTTTTCAATTTTTGCGGATGAACGCACGATCCACTATGAATGGCGATTTTTAAAAATTCTGAGAATTATCACTGAGAATTAATGAATGAGAATTTTCATATTGCATATTAAAGGCGATTGGTGTAATATTGTAATGCACATTAACCACAATTATTATGGCAACTGACAATGAAAGAGACTTTAACAAAGTACTCGAATCCATAAACTCTCTTGAGAGTAAAATTATTGACTTAGAAATCTTTATTCGTGAAAAATTAATTGAAGTTCACAAGATGGATAAAGAGAATATTACTCACCAGCATAAAGTAAATGTTGATAACGCTAAACAAATAGGTGAGATAATAGACATTATTTCCGCTCATAACGAAGCGATCCAAAATATTAAGGGGGTTTTGTAAATGCTTGAATATAACCCTCTACCATCTAACAACAAACAAGATAAGGAAGGCCGTGTTATCGCACACATTAAAAGAAAACGATCCAAGAAATTTAATTCAATTTTATCTGAAGTGAAACAACTAGATAATGGGGAGTTAAAGAGTGGATAAAAAGAAAGCAACTGATTTCATACAGAAGTTACTTGTTTCCAATGAAGATAAAAAATCACAAGAGCAACTACATAGAAAAGATATTGTTGACATTCTTGTAGTAGACCACAAGATACCTGAAAGTACTGCTTACAGGTATTTTGCTGATGCTTTAAGGGAATACGAATGGCAACAGGAAAAATCAGGCGATCCAACACGCATTGATAAAAACAAAAAAGTTTTAGATCAAGTGTGGGATATAGCCCAAGACGCTATTTTAGTTGAAAAAGACGAAGCAAAGTATTTAACAACTATTCAAATATGGTCACAACTATCAACACGTTTTAAAAAATTATGACAGACAAAGAATTCATCGAAGCAATTTACGAACTTGCTTTTGGACATGATGCTATTAATCGTAACTTTGGTCATGCTGAAGTTATCGAACAAATTGAAGAATTTAATGAAGATTCTCTCAAGTGGGATAGCATACCTGACGAAGAAAAAGAAGAGTGGGAAGCTGCTTTTTATCACGTTCCAGATAAGGAGGATTTAGCCGAATGACGTTTGATTTAGAAACTAATCCCTGCGAGACAATAGACATTGATACTCTCAGGGAATATATGCACCAACACCTACAGGAGACTGTAGAAAAAGAACTAAGAAATTCTAGTCAGTCTGATACGTTAGACAACATACTGGAAAATTATATATGTTCTTGTAGTGATCAGGAAGTAAAAGACTACCTGACAGAATATGACCATATTGGTGATATTTTACGATCCAATAATGAGGAAGATTATGAGTAACCAACAGAATGACGAACTTCTTGAAAATTTATTTGAAGAAGCAAAGTTATCTCTTTACAGGAGAGGTATGCACTTTATTTTTTCTAAGGAAGAAATAGAAGAGTGTGCAGCCGAGACAGCACGTTACAAATTTGAGGACTTATGTCAATGATTAAAAAAGTTGTTGTTACCTTACTTGTTGAGGTAGATACTGAGGACGAACATATATGTCCTTCAGGCGATCCACTATTAGAAAATTGTGTTCTAAATGTGGTAGAGGATAGGTTCTTTGAAGATCCTGTAACTGTTTTAGGTGTTTCTTATTTACAAACTTTATTATGACTAAACAACAGCTAGTTCCTTAAGTTGTTTGTTGTAACGGTCCACTCTATTTAGAAAATCATATTTTGCTCCTGACAGTTCTAAGCTGTTCAGGAGTTTTATTTGTGGTTTGCCACTTCTGCGGGCTACCACAACTGCTCCGTATTTTGGTTTTATGCCTGTGAGACTTTCGAGTCCAAGACTGTACGCTCCAAGTTGATGGCAGAATTGTTCTATCATGTCGTCTGACCTGACTTCTTTTGCTGTTTTCCAGTCCACTATGAATGGGCCATCACCATCAATATCCAGTAGGGCATCTGCTGTGCCAGCAAATCCATATCCTTTTTTATATACGCTAAATTCTACGGCATGAATGGCGGTTACACGATCCAGGATGAATGATCGTAGACCTCTTGCGTAGCCTGACGCACTCCAGCTAACACGCGGTGCGGATTCGGCTGCTTTTTGTAAGCCCCATTGCGTGACTTTTTTCGG